GTCCGTCGCGATGCTGAACCTCGCGTTTAATCTGCTCAGCAAGGGACTGAACGGTGTGTACATCTCGCTCGAGATGCGCGATCGCGTCGTTGCAAAGCGTCTGGACTCGATGATCAGCCGCATCGCCGGTAAGAACATCTTCGCGAACAAGCTCAAGGTCGGCCAGGAGGTCGAGCTCTTCAAGGAGCGCAGCAAGGGCAAGTTCTTCATCAAGCGCATGCGCGAAGGCAGCACCACCGCTGACCACATCATCTCGTACCTGCGCGAGCTCGAGGCGGTGCATGGCTTCCGCCCGGACTTCGTGGTCGTCGACTACATCGACTTGATGGCGTCCGTGCAGAAGCATGGTGGCGACAACATGTTCACGAAGGACAAGTTCGTCACCGAGGAAGTGCGTGCAATCGGCTTCGACTTCGACTGCCTGATGATCAGCGCATCGCAGCTCGGTCGAGGCGCGATTGTTGCAACACGCGAGCAGACCGCAATCGGTCAGGATCACATCCAAGGCGGCATCTCAAAGATCAACACGTCCGATCTGGTGATCGCACTCGTGAAGGACGAGGCAATGGACGCCGCTGGTGAGTACCGCTTCGAGTTCCTGAAGGCACGGAACAGCAATGCGGTGAACAAGAAGCTCACCATGGGCTGGGATCACGACAGCCTCCGCATCTCGGACCTCGGGCTGAAGCTCGCACCGGCCCGGCCGAAGGGCAAGGTCCTTGCACTGGGTGACACCAGGCCTGGCGGCACGGGCGGTGGCCTGAACGACCTTCTGGGTCGAACGTAAATACGCGCCTGCCGGACGCGATAAATACCTCCGGTACCAACCAACACATCCTATAGGAGTTCTCCATGACCGAAGCTACCCAAGCCCCAAGCATCACCCTCGACGGCGTGAGCTACACCCTCGACCAGTTCAGCCCAGCCGTCGTGCAGGCCGTGAACGTGTACAACCTGCTGAACGCTGACCTGCAGAAGGAACAGCTCGCCGTGATCAAGACCCAGGCCGCCCTGCAGAACATCGGCAGCCAGATCAGCGAGGCCGTGAAGAAGGAGCTTGCCGACAAGGCCGCTGCTCAAGAAGCCGCCGCTGTCGAAGCGGCCAAGACCGCCGAGTAAGTCCAGCTCATCCACCATGTGTGGAAGGAGTTACGAAGCCGCCTTCGGGCGGCTTCAGCGTTTCCGGGCCTAAATAGCACATGCCTATCATCAAGCGTCTTCTTTCCGAATCCATCACGCACGTCGAAGACCTGCCGATCGATGAGTTCGTTGACACCATCCGGAACATGGCGACCATGGTTGCCCAGGAGAAGCTTGACGGTGCGAATCTCTGGGTCGGGATGGACGAGGACGGCAAGCTCTTCACGTCTCGTGAAGGCAAGCGCAGCAATGCCGAGCGTCGGTACGCGCCTGAAGAGTGGCCGCAAGTCTCCGCGTTCAACCAGTTCCGTGCCGCGCATGCCGCGCTGCAAACGAAAGAGCAGGAAATTCGTCGCGTACTGCGGCCTGGCGACACGGTTGAGGCCGAGGTGTTGTTCGGTCGGCAGCCTAATAGCGTCACTTACGGTGCAGGCGGCAAGTCCTACATCGCCTTCCTGCGCGGCGTGAATGAGACGCCGGACGAGATCGCTGAGCACCTGAGCTCGTCACTCGCGAACCAGCAGGCAGATGCAAAGTTCGAAATGGTCGACACCGCGGACGGCAAGGAGCTGTCGGCGCGGAACGTGAACGTGCCGTTCCAGTTCATCGCACCTCAGCGCGTCGATGCCGCCAAGCTCCGCCAGGATGCAGGCGTCGAGCCGCTGCTCAAGAAGCTGGAGAGCGTCCTGAAGCAGAGCTCAGGTGTCGGCTCAATGACGAACCTGCAGCTCGCAACCACCGCGCTGACCACGGTGCCGAAGGAGCAGCGTGGCGCGTTCAAGCAGGCCAAGGCTGAGCTGCTTGCGCGACTGCAAACCGAGTTCAAGCTCCCGATCAAGAACGCGCTGCTCTCAAAGGTCAGCACCAAGTCCGGTCTCGCGGCGGATGACATCACGCCTGACGAGGACGTCGGGATCGAGGGCATCGTGCTCCGTGATCCAAGCACCGGCAAGCAGGTCAAGGTCGTCGACAAGGACATCTTCACCGCGATCAACACGTTCAACCAGTCAATGCGTGGTGAAGTGCAGTCCGCGCTGAACACCACGGACCCAGACGCGCCACTGCAGTCGCGCGGCGGGTTGCTTGGTCAGCTCCGCATTCGCATCGCGGAGCTCCTCGGGAACCGTGAGCTTGCAAAGGCATCAAACGTTCGCAAGCAGCTCGAGCCAATCAAGGGTGGGTCGCCAGAAGAGGCGATCAAGAACCTTGCCGCGTCGATGAACCTTGAGGACTTTCAAGGCGTCAAGAAGAAGATCCTCGCGATGGCCGCCGAGACGTACAAGGAGCTGGACGAGAAACTCGAGTTCTTCAAGACGAACAAGGACAACTACCAGCTGAAGCTGAAGAACGGAAAGACGATCGGCCTGTCGGACGAGACGGTGAAGAAGACGCTGCTCACGTTCGCTGAAGCACGTCGTAATCTGGCGCAGCTGTTTGACAAGCTCAAGGTTACCAAGACCCTGGCCGCGCTGCTGGCGGTGCTGTACGGTTCAGCGGCACGTGCGGTCCATGAAGCCGAGCCGATCGCCGAGATGATGCTGACCGAGAAGCAGAAGCACGGTGAGATCAGCCTGACGGACTTCGATCGCAAGGACACCTTCCAGTTGGTGAACAGCTATCTGGCGACCGTGTTCATGACAATGCTGATCTATCACACCTCGGACACGATCGGCATGCGGTTCCTGCGTGATCGCAAGAACTGGCAGCTCCGCAAGCACAACGACGACATGAGCCCGTTCAACCACTGGGGGTACGTGATCTGGAAGTCGGCCAAGCCGGACTTGGAAAAGCACATCATGAAGGCGGCAAAGTCCGAGCTGATTCGTGTGACGAAGAAGATCCCAACCCCTTGGTTCAAGTACCTGCACATGGACTTCAGCGCCGATAAGGGCGTCACCGTGAATTGGGACGATCACCGGAAAACACTGACCCGCCTGATCGAACTGTCCGGAGTTCGTTCCGATCGCGTAAATACCCTGCTTGACCTGTCGGTCCGTTTCCCTGAGCTGGAGCTCGCAGAGCAAAAGAAGGCGATCAAGAAGATCGCGGCCTTTGCACATCAGTTCGTTCCGCGCTCGCGGCTGTACCCACGACTCAAGGTCATTTTGGGCGATTTGAAGGACGAGACAGACATGGTTGCAGAAGGTCGACTGTTGAAGAGCATTGCAGCCCTCACTGAAGAGGGCGAGGGCGCGGCGCCCGATGGCGGCTCTGGTTTCGAAGTCGGTCAGCCAGCTGGTGGCGCTACCGCCGCCGGGGCCATCGCCTCTCTCCCAGCACGGCTTGGTTCCGGTAAGCACAAGACCGAGATGCGCCGCCGAAATGCCACCAAGCCGTTCCTTGCGCTGGTTCGTAAGCACAAGGACCCACGGAACTACAAGGACATCAAGTGAGCTTGCTGAAAGAATTCTCCAAGGGCGGCCTTCAAGCCGACCTAAAGACCAGCGACGGTTCGACGGCTGGCTCTACTGACATGACGTCAAAGCCGGTCGACGTCGGATTCTCGTTGATGCGGAACATGATCAACACCGACGGCCAGGTCACTGGCTCTGACGTGAACGACTACCTCGAGCGCGCTCAGGACCTGAACGACGAAGTTGAGTCGGTTGGCTTCGCGATCGAGACGGATGATGGCGACATCATCAAGATCTACGTGAACGCACAGGAAGCCGACGAGTTCGAACAAGAGATGTCGAAGCTCCTTGGCATGGAAGGCGACATCGAAGAAGCCATCAACCAGCTCGCACAGAAGTTCGACATCGTCGACGTGGTGTGGCCACGTGACCCAGAAGGCGAAGGCGAGCAGGACCCTGACGCCGAGCTGTCGATCGATGACGACGGCGACGTGTTCGCTGGCACCGATCCAGCAGAGCCACCGTCTCCAGAAGACGGCTCCGTGCTGCCAGCTGACGACGACGCCCCTGTTGACGGTGAGCCAGCGGTTGATGGTGATGAAGCACCTACCGACGGTGACGAGCCTCCTGCTGAAGGTGCCGTTGACGACGAGGGTTTTGAA